GGCGAACACTTCTAAGTCTCCAGCAACACTTGCTGTGAGTCCGAGGATGTCTCCAGCTTCTAGGTTGATCGGCTTGTCCATTAATAAAGTAGCGTCTGCTGGTACAGGAACAGTCTTACAGATGTGGCGGTAGGTTGTGCCTCCGTCTACTGTGACTTCCACTGTTACGTCTGCATCATTTACTCCGTCAATGTTGGAGATGTACAAAGCATGGATGACTGACTGTGTGTTCGCTGGAGCGGTGTACAGTGTTGTGCGTGATGTGCCGATTGCTACACCAGCGTTCTTAAATGTGTTCGCCATTTGGTTAGCCTCCTAGAGCTATTGCCATTGCGACACTTGCGCCAATGGGATCGTATACTGTGGTTAGATTGTTGATTGCTGTGTTGACTGCGCCAGAAGCACTGGAGGCAGATGCTGCTGCTTCTTGTGCTTTGGTGGTTGCAATGCCAGCTTGAGTGGATGCGGTTGATGCGTTTGCTGCTGCTGATTGTATTGCTGCAATGTTAGTGGCGTTGGTTGTGATTGCAGTGGCGTTGGTTGCGTTAGTCGTGACATTGGAAGAGATGCCAGCGACTGTTGTAATGTTAGCTGCGATTCCTGCTGCCGTAGTCACGTTGGTACTTATGTTAGCCAGTGTGGTGGTGTTAGCCGAGATTCCTGCGACTGTGGTGACGTTGGCGTTGATGCCAGCCACTGTGTTTACGTTGGCAATGTTGGTTGCGGCTGTGTTCACATTAGCGATTGCGGATGCCACTGTATTGACGTTAGCAATGGCTGCGCCTGTTATGTCCACGTTGGCAATGGAGGCTGCAACAGTTTCTATTTCGCTGGTGGCTTCTAGGAGGTCTGCTGCAACAGTCTCTATCTCGGAGACTGATTCTAGGAGGTCATCTGCGACCTTGACTACCTTTGTGATGTTGGATGCAACTGTGTTCACACTGGCAATGTTGGTGCTCACTGTGTTTACGTTAGCTATTGCTGCACTGACTGTTGCGACTGTTCCTGTGGTCGCCCAGTGTTTTGCAGAGTAGCTGCTTCCTGTGACTACGCCATCTGTTTTCTCGGCCCAGTCTTGGGCTAAGTCTCTGGCTGTTTCTGAATTAGTCTCGGCTGTTTCGGCAGCGGTCTTTGCAGCTTGGCAATCGGTGACGAAGGTAGCGAAGTTCGCGGAGGAGATGTTTGTCCAACCAGCGTTAGCGTCTACGAAGGTTCCCACTCTGGCTTGGAGAACGCCTGTGCGTACATTGTTTACGATGGGGGTTTCTCGGAACTGGAAGATGTCAGTGCGGAGGTCGCCACTTGAGTCTACGAGTTCATCAACGATGTCTGAGAGGGTTCGAGTTCCACGCTCCACTGCTTCAAGGTAGGTATCGAGAACGTGATCGCCTGTCTTGGCTGATTTGAATGTGAGCTGTTCGCCAACTGGACGGGTAATACTCATAGACCTAGCTCCGTTGCAATTCTAATTAGCTTTGCTTTTGTTAGGCGATGACTGGGGTCGTTAGCGATGATGCCATTGACTGTATTGAGGTTTGCCTTGATCTCAGACATCTCAGTGAGTAGCGCGTTCTGGTTCGCCTTATTGGTTTCTGTAAGGGAAGAGAGTTCTTTTGAGTGAGCGTCTTTTAATTCCTTTACGCACGTTTCAATGTAGTCTCGTACCGATGGCTCGATGGTTCTAGCCAGAAGAGATGTCTTGGTGATAGTCATGGGTAGCCCTCAATGTTTTGTGTATTTTTACGCTTGAGGGCTGCTGGGTCGTCCTTGGCTATCGCCCTGCTTCTGACATAGGGATAAGGTTTCCCTTTTGTACTTCGGACATCACTTCACTCTCTGGTTGGACGGATGCACCTCTGGCCTTTTCTAGGAGAGCCATCTGCTGGGAGGGGGTTGGGCCTTGCTGCCTTTCCTCTTCGGAGATTTTAAATTGCTCCAAGTCGGAGATTCCCATGGAGCGGATAGCTTCTTCTGCTATCTTGGGCATCTTATATTCCATGTTGAGGCCAGTGTTCGTCATTGTCTGGATCATGTTCATCCAAGTTTCTGGGGAGCGAGTGGGTTCAACTGGGAGTGTTCCGTCTACTACGAGGTAGTCGATGTTGCCTTGGATGTCCTTGGATGTGTAGTCGATGTACCCGTCTTTTACTTTTTGTGAGATGAGGGTGGACTGGTCTGTTGCATCTACTCGTAGGCTTCCGTTGAGTTCTAGGGCATCTTGTAGATTACCGATCATCATACGGGCCATCGGACGGATGCTGGTGGCAGACATCACTCGTGCGAGGACTCCAAGTCGCTGGGAGCCGAGCTGCGTGAGGCGTTGGATTTCTGTCGCGGAGCGGATTCCATCACTGGTTGGTAGACCTTGTTGTGCATCACTGGCTGCGGAGAGACGTTGCTTCATCTCGGAGATTCCAGCCATATCGTTCCAATGTGAGGAGGTGACATCTGGCACGGAGGCGATATGGATGCCATCGGAGGGCTTGACTCCAGGGAGGGTGCGAACCAATCCCCACGGATTACGATCTATGAGGTCACTGATGTTCACTTGAGTGGGATCAGCGAAGATGAGATTGTTGAGAGTCGCTTGTACATTATCAATACGGCTACGGAGTAGCCAGCTTCCAATGTCGTGGAGTGGGAGCATAAGATCGTAAAGAGACTGGGAGTAAGTTTTGTGCTTGTCGTTGTGGAGTCCTCCAAATACGGCAGGGAATTGCTGTCCGTATGGAGAGAGCTGACAACGGATGACTACGTTCTCATCGAGGATAGTCATGACCATCCAGATTTGATTGAGCTGGGGTAGGCCAACCTCGAATCCATTGAGGCGTACCCACACTTCATCTGTGGTTCTTGCCCCACTGAGAGAGTATCCGTTTTCTCCTTGTACGTCATTGGGTCGCACTGTCATGCCTTGGGCAGACTGGTGGTGGTCTTGGTGTATCTCCCAGCCAGACTTAGTGCCGATGAGGGAGCTACGAAGTGCTGGGTAGTCGTGTAGCTTCTTGTATTGGTTGGTGGCTAATAGCTGGTTGGTTGATTGGTAGTCAACGAAGATCACGAACTGCATTTTGTCCCAGTCACCCCAATTGACACGAGGGTCATGGAAGGTGCGCCTTGGGTTGTAGTTAATGATGTCGTTGGTGTTGGTGTTCGGGTTCCAGATTACTTTGGTGGGGGCATAGCCGTAACGGATGCTGTCGAGAAGGTGTTGGGCTATTCCTGCTTCCCCTGCTGTTCTTCGCATGTGCTGGTGCATCAATCGTTCTAGGATAGCGGAGGATTCGCGTGACTTGCGATCAAGTCCTTCTAACATGAACATGGGGTTACGACCAGCCAGTGCAGACATGAGGTATGTGAGTACAGTGTCGGCTATGGCTCTGGTGTCTGCGATGACTGCTTTCTCGCGGAACTTGGTGGCTTCTGGGGGTACATAGATGTCATGAGCTTCGTCTGCTCGTTTCCACTGAGAATAACGATTGCGAACTTTCTCGTGAGACATGCGGCCCATTGCTTGGACGTAGGAGCAAATCTTCTTCTCTTCATCTTCTGTGAGGAGGTCAGAGATGTCGTCATAAGACATTAGGGCATCGAGGTGCTGAGATAGATCGATGATGACTTCGGTTTGGTCGGCAACGCCTGTTTTGTAATAGCTCATGTGTGCTGTTAGCCCTGTGAGTTAAATCGTGCATGGCTCGTGCTTTGAGCTGATGCAGGTGTAGCGGAAAATCGATTGTTAGATGCCCTGCTAATTTTGGATAAATAGGCATTACGCTGGGATGGTGACATCGCTGCAATCTCTTCGTCTGTCATTGGATTGGCTTGACCCTGTGAGATTGTCTTAATGCTGTTTGTTAGGTTAGTACCGCCCCACCCCATAAATCACCCTAGCTGTTATTGTTGCTTTGATGATTTTCGGTGATGGGTGGGCTTGGGTCGTCCTGCCCTATTGGTGTTACTACTCTCCCCAGCCGTACCATGAAGACGAGGAAGAGGAAGCGCGTTGGTTGCTGTTGGGTGCGCGGTTGGATGATGAGTTGGGTGCGGAGGAGTGTCCATAATTATTCCCACTGTTGAGTGATCCATGTCCTGAGAGCATGCCGAAGGCTTGATCTGGGTTGATGGTGGTTCTGGAGAGGATGTCCAGTCCCATGCTCATAGCATCCACTTGGTCATCGTGGGTTCCGCTGGGGAACGAGAGAGTCTCTTCGATGAAGTCATCAAACCATGGCGCACCCTTGGGTAAGTGGACTCGTCCTGATTCGATGAGTGGAGTGATCGCGTGTACGCGAGATACTTTGTCGTGGGTTACTTTGTGGGCAATGACTGAGATACCTGACTCGCGTCTGAGTTCTTGTATGAGGGATTGTCCACTGGCTTTGTCCTCGATGTAGAGTGCTCGTAGCCCCCTGCCTCGCCATTTGTTGTTAAGGGCAATTGATTGGGCCTTGAGTTCGGGGAAGTCCCACTTACCTTTAATTACATCGATGATGTAGATGTCACCATTTCTGGTGATGCCCATCGTCATGGCTACTGTGTAGTCAGAGGATTGGTTCTTTTTGAATGCAGTGTCGATGGCAATAATGATCTGAGAGTAGTCATCGGTTCTCATGCTGTCCTTGTCGTAGAGTCTCCACCACTGCTGCTTGATTAAGTTACCGCCTTCTATCCTTGGGTTCTGAAGGTATAGGGCTGCGAAGTCGCGTGGATTCATTCGCTGTTTGCGCTTGAGTTCATCGATGGGGAACCGAGCAGGCCAGAGGGCGGTTTCGATGATGGGCTTGTAGGTGCGGAGTTTCTCATCGACTTTAGATAGTTTGGTTTGTGCAATGTATCTTGAGTCGCTGCGTGGCAGCTCGCTCACTGGGCGAGAGGTGGGAGACTCTGCTTGGATGATTGCTGGGAATACAATGTGCAGCCAACGGCCTTCTGCCCAATCTTCGGTCTGCATGATTCTGGAGCCGAGGTCATCTGGATGCCAGCGTGTGTAACAGACGATTTGGATGGGTGACTGCCCCGTTGTTTCTGGCTGGAGTCGGGTGGTGAGTGCGGAGGTGTAGTAGTCCCATGCTTTCTGGCGTTGGGTTGCGGAGTCGGCTTCCTTACGACTTTTGATGGGGTCGTCTATAGAGAGGAGGGTTGCAGGTCTTCCTGATGTGGTGGCTCCCATACCGATATTGAAGGCAGCTCCTCCTTCTGTTGTGCGGAATACATCTTGAGCACGGGAGTCTTTGGCTAGGGCAAAGTCAGGGAAGACCATTTCGGTTTCTTCGTGCTGGAGGTATAGGCGTTGTTGGCGACCAAAGTCTGTTGCCAGTTGGGAGTTGTAGGATGCGGTCATGGAGAATCGCGTAGGGTTTCTAGCTAGGTAATAGCTTGGGAATAGCTGGGTGGCGTAGCTGGACTTTGAGTGACGCGGTGGCATGTTGATCATGACGTTATGGAGTGTGTGTGTTTCTAGTGGTCGGGTGTAGGTCTTCTGTAGCTCTGGTGAGTTTCGGTTGTTGTGGTTGTGCTCGATGACTGCCCACTCGTCATTGAAGTCAGAGAGGAGCGTTCCTTTCTCTAGGCGATCTAGTGCTTCGATTAGCTTGTGGTGGAACATGGGTACTTTCCACTGGGGGTGGTGAAGACGACAGAATGCACCAAAGGATTCCCCTGCTTCTTGTAGAGTGAGGAGACGTTTAGCTGCTTCTACTTTAGATACCATGGGTTAATCCTCTTTCTTTTGCTGTGTTTTGGTGATGATGACTGGGCCAGTGGGATCAGGGTCTGGGTGGTGGTCGAAGGATGGTCGGTAATCTTCTTCCATTATGTCTTGGGCGGCAGTGGTGTTTGAGGATGAGGCGATGATGTCCTCTAGTTCCTTGCGAGAGAGCTTGTTTACGTCTGAGTCTTGGAGTGCCACTTCGCTGTAGCTGTGGTGGAGGTCGGGTAGGACTTTGTTGAGGAGCATTCC